GGTGTTTAGAATCGAATCACCGTCACCGTATTCCGCTTGCAGTTTCAGTAAATTACCGCCATCGGCCTGCGTTAAATAACTTCCCATGTTATTAACAATGATGTCCGTCATATCCTCACCGGTAGCAATGGCTTGTTGGATGTCTAACTGCAGACCAAGGTCTGTTGCTCCAAATCCTTGGGATGAGAGTTTGCTTGATAAGGTGTTGTATTGAGTGCCGCTAATATCGCCCTGTTTCGCCGCTGTGTTGAACATGGCCTGATTAACACTGCCCTCAGTAATACCCACCAGAAATTGACTGTAGTTGTCGTTCTGCCGCTGGGATAACGTGGCTTGATCGACCTGCTCTTGTTTATTTTGTAGGGAGATAAATTGATTTAAATCACTGGTGAGCACAGACACCAATTCATCATTTTGCTCTGGACTCATGTGCTTTAGCGGTGTTTCTTTCAAGGCCTGGATAGATTTGGCCACCACCGTAATACCCTCGGGCAATTGTAGGGCTCGGCTCATTTCACCGCGATTAGTGGCTATTTTGACGGACTGAATAGCCTTGTCGTTAAGGATGGCCCCTTGGGCTGGGGTGATCGTGCCTGCATCCACACGGGCTTGGGTCGCATGAAAGCCCTTGACCAGTTGTTCTTGTGAGGATAAATCATCCCCGCTAAACGCATAGACGCTGGCTTGTTCGCCGTAGTACTCACCGGACAATTGCAAAGCCTCGTCCCACTCGTCCATCTCCCGCTCAATGGTGGCTTTCTGAACTTGAAGTTGTGCGGAGGCCATGAAGTTATCCGCCGTATTCATGACGAGCTCACGGCTTGCTGGATCGATCCCTTTTACCGTGCCTGCAATCAACGGTTTGGCTTCTTCGTTGAACGCCGTTAAATCACTGGCATGCTTCACTTTTAACGCATTCAGACCCATGGTTAGGTCTCTGTCGACTGAGGCAACATAGGATGAACGCAGAGCAGAGTTATAGGCCTGTTTAGCAATCCCCCCAATGAATGAAGGCTCTTTAAATGTGGGCTTTTGACCAGGCTCTAAGTCTTGTGCGGCAGCTTTCCCTTTTACCGTTGCATCTGCGACTGTTCGCTGTGCGGCTATCTGAGCACGCTGTGCCGCAAAGTTATCGAGCTTCTGTGACAGCGACATCAACAACTGGGGCTGTCCCGTCGAAATCCCTTGAGGCTGAATGTTAACGTCTTCCCTGAATGGTCTTGCCACGTTAGGCCTCCGGTATCAATTGGGCAACGTTAGAACCACCTTGCAACAAACTGGTGAACGCGCCGACCTGTGCTTGGCGTTTCGCCGTCTTACCCCGTGCGCGTGTCATTAACGTCGATACACGGGTATTGAACTGATCACGCTCGGTGGCCGTTTGTTCGTTCTCAATCGATTGCTGTAAAATGGTTAACGGTGAGCCTTCAAAGGCGGCAATACCTGCAGCCCCTGCTTGTGCGTTAGCCGTCGCCATGGCTTGTGCTAAACGTTCTTTGCGGTCCACCTCACGCTGCGTGGCGCCGAGTTCAGCTGTTTGTGCTGATAGCTCCGCTTCTTTGGCCGCTGTTCGACCTGCTGAGAGTTGCGAGCCTGCTGATAACAGCGTTGAGGCGGCCATGAGTGATATGGAAACAGGATCAGCCATCAGACGGCCACCTCCAAATAAACGGCCAGTACCTGCATCGGTACGGGCTCTTCTTGTGTGATCGTCAGAGCTGCATCCACGCTCCACCCTTGTAAGAACATCCGCTTTAAACCGGTTTGAGGGATGACTGACTCGAACACATCAACCCCCATCGTTTTATCGGCAATACGTTGTCCGTTAACCAAGACCCCGTTACTTTTAAACAACTGCACCCCAGCCCGCACAATCCGCTTAGGCAATGCCGCATTCGGCCCGTTTTTAAGTTGGATACTTAACGGCATCGTTTGAATAATGGGTGTGAAGTTAATGCCACCCGTAATGAGGTCCGCTTGACGCTCTATGGTGATCTGTCCACCCGTTACCACAAACTGCCCCATGTAGCTGGCATCGGCGATCACCTCAATGGTTTCGCCTTCCAGGTGACTGAGCCCCGTTAAGGTATCAGTGGACGTCGCTGAGGCGCTTGAATCGGTGGTTAGGGAAGGATCCTCCCGTTCTAGAAAGTAGGTATCGACCGCGCCTATCGTGCGTTTAACGTACGTATAGAGCGTGTCATCAACCACGGTCGCTGAGACGATTTCGCCGTCGGTAACCCAATCGGTGAACCCATTCACATCCTCACTGGCCATGGTGTTAAACACCGCCATTGAACCGTCTGAATTCACGATATACACATAATTTGCATCGACCGAACTGGTCCCTCGTGACGCGGTTAATGCGATCGGGTCTTTGATTAAATGACTCGCTAACACACTGACGGAGCTCGAGTCGTAGGACTTGTTCTCATCCACAAAAAAGAAGTTTCTCACCGCTTTACCCGTGCGTTGAACAAACAAGGTCAATCCATCAACCGTAACTGGACGCACTTTTTTTGCGCCGTAATTGGTTTGCGGTAGTACGGCAATGTTGGCCGGTGTGACTGGACTGGCAGTGATTGAAAACTCACCACCGCTAGTGAACACTTGCAAGGAGCGGTTAGAAAACAACCCCGTAATCGCATTCACTTGATCCGTGTCAAGCGTCGCAGCAATCCCTTCATCGTCACGGGCTTTACCCTGATTGAAATCAAAGAAGAAATTAACCTTTGAACCCCAGATAGTCGAGGGTCTAAAGGTCGTGCCACCTAACCACAATCGACCTTCATGAAAGACCGCTGTTCGTGGCCATCCCCGTGTTGCTGACCAGGCATTCTCTGATTGTGCGACACCGGCCTGGGTTTCTACCACCGCAACCGAAAACGACACCGCCTCGGTTAATATGGGTGTGAAGGCCATCACGTCCCAATCTTTAGCGCTCGCCCCTGAAAAAGTAATGGTATAAATATTGCCCGGCGCACTCGACACCGATACCGACCCTTCTCCCGCCGTGTTAATAAGCGCAATCAACGAATCTTGTATCGTCGTTTGATTACTGGCATCACTCCCTGCAAATACCAGCTCATCCGTTAATATGCCCTCTAACGAGATTTTATACCGATCACCCACTGAGACATTCGTAAAGGTTGCGGTTTGTATTTCACTGGTTGGGGTGGGGCTGGACGCATCGTTAAAATCAAACTGGGGGATGTTTTGTAACGTCACCGCGCCAATGGTCCACAACACGTCCGACGTTCTTGAGATTTTTTGTGGGGCGACATCACTGTGAAACAATAAGGCAGTGTCCGCACTTTGTATGAAATCAATCTCTTTGATCTGCGCCAAGGTATAGGGCGTGACAAAGGTGACCTGTGATACCCCTTCTTTAAAGACTTCACACTGCAAGTTAGTAAACAACAAGCAGTAATTCACTTCCGTGGAGAAGGAGAAATTAAAGATGCGCCCGTCAGTGTCTTCGCTGATAAACTCCGTGCCATTGCGTCGCCGTACACCACCTTGAACCAGTGTGACAACATTTTGGGCAATCTTTGCCCCTGCGTAATAGGCCTGAAGGTCTTTTCGACCGAGAAGGCGCGGGTCTAGCTCACCGCGATTAAAGGAGCTTTGAAAGGACCATAAGCGGCCCATTAAAAACCACCACGAACATCGGTAAAGGGTTGATGAACAATGGGGATCTGTGGGTGTTGCATGGCATCGGCGGCATAGGCTTCACTCAATGCCATCATGTACTTTTGTTCGTACAAGGCATTCTTGTTCGCGTCATCGGTCACCGCTAAAGCAAATTCACTGGCCAGTTTGTAGGTTAACGCCAAGGTGAAATACGCAGGCATTAACGAGGTATCCATCCGGTACACGTAGTCCAGATCAATGCTTTGAGCGTCGGTATAGATAAGGTCTCTAAAGATTTGATACTGGCGAACATCCACCACCCGCTCCACCTTCAAACAATCGGTCGGGATTTGAAAGGCGTACTGATAGCCGTTTAAGGGGGTTTGAGACAATCGATTAAGGGATTGCTTCTTAATGGCAAAGCGCCAGTAGGTGCGTGTTAATAACGCCTCTAGTAAGGGTTCGTACAGGGTTTTGGCGACCGCTGCACCCGCACCAGGGTCATCAAAGGAGTCAATACTACCAGCGCCAATCATTGCCAATGCGTTGGATGATATGTCTATATCACTGGCCATAAAAACTCCCTTTAGCAAAAAGCCCCACTCCCTTGCGAGAGTGAGGTTGATCAGTCTTGATCAGTCAGTGGAACTTAGGCCAATGTGAGTGTTGAACTCAATGTGGTCACAACATCTGCCGCGGAGATAGCATCAACAAACACCAAGGTGAATGTCTGTGTACCGCCATTGGCATCAACTGACCAAATCAAATCACCGACGTTGATAACGCCAGCCACATCGTCAAAGTAACCTGAACCCACAACCGTGGCTTTAGCGTCCGCGGTGGTGTATGTCCAGTGGCGTGGCGCATCACTGTTTGCCATGCCCGATAAAGGTAAAAACGTACTTGCTGAAAAAGCCATGATGAACCTCCTATGCGGTTTCGTCGTAGATTGCGCGGAATACGCCTTGAGGTTCACGAACGACCGCACCGGCTTTATACATGCCGTTAGCGAGCCATGAGGTCTTCTGAGCGACCCAATCAATCGTGGTCTTCATGTCGATCCCAATCGCAATACCTACCGCTTGCTTCTGCCAAGCAAAGGCTTGACGAGCTGCTGCGGCACCGGGTAGTCCACCCTCGGTACGGGTTCCGATCTTCTTGATCTTAAAGCCCATGTACGAGTCGAGATCACCATTGACCAACGCTTTAACCGTGTTGAAGTCTGACGACGTTACCGCTGTCTCTTCCAATAGGTTTTGTAGCGCTAGGGCACGAACCACATAGAAACGGTCTTCCGACTGTGACTCTATATCGTCCAGGTGAGCCGCTGCGGACCGAAGCAACGCTAACGTAAAGTTAGTAGCAACGGTTTCACTGCGACCGGTATCGGCATTGCCATCATTGGTGGTGGCGTAGGTAATTCCTGCCAGTACATCGATGATGATTTGATCTTCACGACGACCAATGGCTTTAGCAATGGTTTGTGCGAGTTCTGATTTCTCATCAAAATTCACCTCAGCCTGATCAAAAATGTCCGTGTATTCCGGTGCATTCCAGTTGTTCAGGTTAGCGGTTTGACGAGCGTGTGAGATGTCCATGGGTGTGACATCGGCTTGGGTGGCTTTTTGATTCGCCAGCCCTTTCCCCATACGTGTGAATTTGTACGCTTCACCGACCACACCAGTGCGGACTGTGACGCAATCGCGTAACGTTTCATTCCTTGATATTCGTGCTTAACCTCGGAATCAAATTCCGTGACAGCAGCGTTAGAGAGATTCTTTGACATGAGAGTCACCTTTCGTTTTAAACAAGTTCAGCGTTTGCGCTTGTCCAAATGGGGCGCTATTACTGTGATAAATTAATATCCGTAATACCGGCCCCGAAAGGTTATCGATAGGATGGTCCTATTATATCATAAATTGCAATAGTTAAAAACTATATTGCTTCAGCAAATTCATAAGTCACACCAACGTTGACCCCCCCTCCTGTCTCACGGTGCATGGTCATGATGAAGATGTCACCAGGGGTCTGATAGATCTCTGTTC